GTATGAGAATCCAAGAGAGTTGCAAAACACGTTACTTCCGAGTGCAAAGTATGGGACAGAAGGAAGAGGTTATGGATAAGAATAAACTAATTAAATTATTTACTTATCTTATTCAAGAAGTTTGCGACAGAGATTTTGATAGTTTAATTGATAAAAAAGACGGAAAAATAAAGTTCAGACAATATCCAAAACTTACTAAGAATAATAGTGATGAGGTATTGCGAACAATTGATATCACGATAGAGTTTTAGAGATGATAAAGAAAAGCGCATTAGAAAAAGCACGCAGTCTGTTGAAGAAAGCAGAGCATGCACACACACCCTCTAGTATTACGAAGAGGTTAAAGAAGGCTAGGAATCCAAAAATGAAACCTAGTAAGTAACAAAAGGAGAATAACATGAAAGAGAATCCTTCAGGTAGACAAGGTGGATTCGAAAGCATGGAGCATGACAATGAGCGCAGCCCTATGGTGAGTCATCAATCAGAGACAACACCGGATAGCGTAGCGATGAATTGGAATGCGGTCATGGAAATGAAGAATGAAGCTATGGATGAAGCTTATGGACTGGCTGGTAAACGCGGCTGTGAAAAGAGCAACAGTATGGCGCACTCTCAGTTTCGAGATTACCCTTGGGCTTAAGTGATATATGCAGACAACACTAATAGGTCAAACACGCAACTCTAATATGCAGGAGATGGGCGAGACGAGGGAACCAATGGCGCGAGACTGTTGGACCGATGCTAACCGTTTAGCCGAGAAGTATGCAGAAAAGCTAGAAGGCGACTTTTGGGTACTGTTTGCAGCAAAACCACACGTGAATCAGGCGAATGCTTTGGTTATGGGGTGGGAAGTCATTGCAAAGAGACCTCCGCAGGCAATGCTAGGAGTTATGGTCTTTAAGTGGAACTCTGCCGACAAAAGATTAGAAGTAGAGATTGATTTAAGTCTTCCGTACGACATTCCTCTTAGTGAGATGGAGCTGTCGAAACGCAAGGAAGATGTGATTATTACGGTAGGACAAGCGGCTCAGAAATCAGGGTCGATATTGCTTGCCTAAAAAATTTTGTCCAAAGTGTCAAGTAATTATTTTAAAACGGGCGTAACTAGATCTGTCGCCGAGATCGAAGGAAATGTGAATGGACGAATTAGATATGTCGCGACCAGGAAGTGAGTTGTTCCCTGATGTAGCGCAAGTAGCACCTAAATACAACTCATACTCAGACGTAAATGTGGGTCATGCCGTCGGTGATCCGTTAGATATGGGCGTAAAACAGAACTTTGAAGTCGCCGGTCAAGGTCAGATGTCTCAGAAGGAAATGAACTTCGAGGCACTACGTGGTGAAGTGAGCAAGATGAAGGAAGAGAGAGAATATTGGAAAGGCCAAGCAGAAGCCTATTCAAAAGCTCCTACTCCAGCACCGCAACGGCAAGACGATCCTATGAGCAAGTGGGATGAGTCAGACTGGGGCGATTCGGGCAATGTGAAGCAAGCGTTTGAAACTATGCGCAATGAGAACCAAAGACTTCGAGAGGAGTTTAGGGATCAGTTGTCAGCAGTTCAAACTAAATCGCAGCACTCGGACTGGAACAATTTAGTTACTCAGCACGTACCGCAACTAACAAGTAAAAATCCGATATTCGCAGAGATGATTAAGAACTCTAGTAATCCATATGAAGCTGCTTACTTATTAGCTGAGTTAAATTCGAAGAGCCAACCTGGAGCAACACAACAACCCTCTTACAACGAGAATGCCCAGAGAGCTATCGCAAACGCACAGAAACCACAGACGATTAACTCGGTAGGTGGAAATGGTACGTTGAGCTCGGCTGATTATTACGCAAGTATGTCTGATGAAGACTTTATGAAGATTGCAGGGAAGAATCTGGCGAATATCTAAACCCATGAAGGGAAGATATGCCAATTACAACAACCGCACAAGTGCCTCCAGAAGTACGTACATATTTCGATAGACTTCTACTTACACTGGCAAGGCCTTATTACATTTATGACATGTTTGCCCAAAAGCGAACAATTCCTCTTAACTCTGGCGATCAGATGGTCTTCAGACGTTATTCAACACTTTCGGCAGCTACAGTACCTATTACAGATGGCACAACACCTCCTGGAGATAGTTTGGCTGTTACTGACTTCTCGACACAGATCAAGTGGTACGGAAACTTCGTCACTATTACCGATCAAGTTCAATTCACAGTGCAGGATAGGGTTCTTAACGAAGCTACAAGAGTACTTTCGCTTCAGTTAGGCTTAACTATCGACACACTAATCAGGAACATGATGGTGGCAACTGCGAGTTCTATACTATGCTCACAGGGTGGTAATGGACAGACACCTACAGAAGTCACCACAGCCGATATTAAAACTGCTGTACGTGCTCTAAGACTAGGGAACGCGCGATTAATGACGAAGCCAATTATGGGAGAAAACCGTTTTGCAACTAGTCCAGTCCGTAGTTCATTCTGGGGCTTCATGGATGTCACTTTACAGGTCGACCTTGAGGCTTGCGCGGACTTCTTGTCTTCGGCTAACTATCCTAATCCACTTGATGCTCTAGAGGCAGAATGGGGGTCCACCAATAACGTACGCTTAACATCGGGTGTACTAAAATCTTCTCTGATTGACTTGGACCTCCTTGCTGCGTAAGTAGAAGGAAAACAAGGCGGAAGGTAGAAATACCACCGTGAACGACTAAGTGAGAAGACCTCGAAAGAGGAAGCGATAGTCTGAACACTACGAATAGATAAAGGTAGTGAGAGTGATCCGAAGAGATTGCTCCGCCAGAAATGGTCAGTAGGTCTAGTAGGACTGAAGTAACAGAATGGGTTGTTATCTACTAATGGCTTCAATAATGGTGCTGCGATCCCAGTTTGGTCAAACATCATCCTAGGTCAAGAAGCATATGGTGTTGTGAAGTTAGGAAGCAAAGAAGCTGAATTTATCGTTAAACCACTTGGTTCTAGCGGTACATCCGACCCATTAAACCAAAGAGGTTCAGTAGGTTACAAGTATCCATTTGCTACTCGTCTCCTTAATGACAATTGGATCACACGCCTCTTGTCAACTCAACGCTTATAACCACTAGGAGAAAGTAATATGCAATACAGAACAGGTACAATTAACTCCACTACTGCCTTAATCAGCAGCGGTGTGAATTTAGCATTAGGTTTTGTTCCAGATGTATTCCGAATCTATAACAAGACAGTACTTTTCGCTTCCACTTTATCAGGTGTTGGCGAGGCTTACTGGCTTAGAGTGTTTCCGAATGCTTCTGCGATAATTACAACCTATACAGCAGGTGTCGGTGCAGTTTCGAAGATCACAAGCAATGGGGTTACTCCTGTTATCTTGGGTGCGGACTGGCAGAACACTATTTATACAGTCACAGGTATTTCTAAGGCGAATCCTGGTGTCGTTACAGTCAACCCAGTAGATCCGGCCAACTCAATGGTTCTGACGAATGGTATGACAGTGACTATCTCAGGTGTTAATGGAATGACGCAGGTAAACACAAACCGTTATATCGTCGCAGGAATTTCAGGTTCCACAGGAAGTCAGACATTTAACTTGTACGACACTTTTGGTAATCCTGTAGACACCACCGCATTTGGTACATTCACTACCTCACCTAATGCCGAGTTGGATGTGATTTCTTATCCTCCTACAGCTCCAATTTTGAACTCAGTAAACGGTCAGGTAATCACTCCTGGATCTCCTGCTGGTCTTCAATTGGATATCGGTTTCGAAGGATTATTACTCGGTTCAGGCGTACTCGGTTCAAACGGAGATGTACTGTTCTGGGAAGCACTCTACGCAACGCCCACTGGCTGGTAGTTAAACAAACGAGGGAGGTAGAGATGCCTTCCTTGTATAGCAGCTTTACATAGGAATTTTATGACCTCACCTATTGGGTTTCCACCAGAGACAGTCTACGAAGTAGCAGGTATCACTCGCGATGTTCCTGGCGTTGTTACTGTTTTTTCTGTAGCCGAACCTAATGCCTTTTTCCTTTCGAATGGGATGACTATTACTTTCTCAGGAGTTAGAGGCATGTACGAGGTGAATCGAGAGAGATACATCATAGGCAGTTTAGATACCAATGCACTGACATTCGCGCTCTACACAATCCAAGGTGATCCGGTCAATACAAGTTCCTTTAATTCATACACATCCGGCGGTCAAATAAACATCATTTCGTATCCCTCTTTAGCAGGGCAACCACCAGGACTTATGTATAACACACAACCAATAACAGTTTAGGAAACATATGGCATTTGCAAAAAAAGAAAAGAAAATACCGGTAGAGACATTGCAAGAAGAGCATCTCACTGGTCCAGCAAGCGAGTCTATCGAAGAGATTAGAGAAGCGCTGCAAGATAACAAAGTAGTGGTTTTTAATGAAGTTCCACAGCACGAAAAGGTTGTATTTAGAAACCAAAGAGACCCAGGTCATGCACTTGAGTTTCACTATTCTAGCAAGACCCATCCATTCAAACAGTACACCCTTGTTGATGGTCAAGAGTATCCGCTTCCTAGAGAGGTAATTAAGAATCTAGAAAGTTGCAGAGAGAACATCGAGAAGTACCGAAAGAACACACACACTGGTCTCCCTGAAATTTACATTGCCGGCTACAAAACACACTTCGTATGTGAGAGGGTTGCATAATGGCTGCTTGGACACTTAATGATATTATTCAAAAGGTAAGACAAACCACAGGTCGCCCAGATGCTTCGATGATGAGCAATGCGACTGTAATCGACTATATCAATAAGTATTACCAATTTGTACTGCCCAAGGAACTTAAGATCTTCTGGGGTTATACATACCATAACTTCTTTACGCAGGCTAATGTTGATCAATACATTGCGCCTGCTAATTTCCAAACATTAAATCCTACGGCTTGGGTTGATGGGTTTCCTCTCGAGTGGTATCTCAGTCCAGATAACTTTTTTTCAGACTATCCGCAGCAAGAAAACAAGATTGTCGTAGGTAATGGGAATCCACCACTTAACGGTTTCACCTTTCAGATTACCAACTTTCCAGTTCTACAAAGGAGTGTTTATGTCACAGATGGCACACAAGTTATGCAGGACAGCCCAATTAGCTCAACCACCGGAGTCTTTGTTAATGCTATTGCTCCTTTTACTGGCGGCGGCGGTACTATTAATTATCAAACAGGCGCCGTTACTGCTCTAAGCTTCCCTATTGCTCCGGCTCTAAATACCAACATCACAGCAACATATCAAACCTTCTTCGCAGCTCGTCCGCAAGGTATTTTGTTTTATAAGACGAACATCCTTGCCGATGCCACTGTCGCTGCGCGTGACCTTGTTAACATGTTCGTTCTGCGCTTAGTTCCTGACCAAGTGTATCAAATCAAGATGCAGGGAATACAGATACCTCCAGAACTGATTAACTTGACCGATGTTCCTTTCAGACCTGACCTTGGACCTTTGATTGCCTATGGAGCTTCGTTAGAGATTTTCGCAGACTTCAACCAGATGGATCAGTACGACCAGGCGCTTGTACAGTTCAACCGATACAAAGACGTGAGCATGCAAGACACATACGAAGAATATATTTACCAAAGATCAGTACCGCAATTCTAGGAGAATCATGACATACACACCTAATGTTCCGCAAGCAACACAGACCATTGCGTTTACTCAGAAATTGATTCAAGACAACTTTACTTATGTCGATACGGCATTGAAGGTTAACCACACATGGAACGGTAATGGGATCAGCACTGAAGCAGCAGGTTCGCACCAAAGATTAGATATGCCGAATCAGCTTGCGAATATTGTTGCGTTGCCGACAGGTATCAATGCAGTTATCTATGCTATTGGTGGGAACATCTACTCATACAATGGAGCAAAGCGACCTATCTCTGGAATCACGGTTACCGGTTCTCTTGCGTTTACAGCTTCACCTCAGACTATAGCCACACTTCCTGCTGATTGTATCGGTTATGTCATGTTCTTCGAAAACACAATAATCACGCAGCAAGTCGGTCCTGTGTTTCATTTTATGACAAACGCAAGTGTAGGAACCGTCACAAATCCTGTTGGTTCGACTGGTTTCGCTGTTCAGTGCACTACTACTAACTTAACTGCTTCACATGCACCGAATCTTACTACAAGTTTTAAAATCATCTACTGGCCGATATAATGGTAAAAGAATATCAAGGTTTCTCTATATCCAACTTTCGTTCTGGTTTCGATGAAGCGGTTGAACCTTGGCTACTTCCGAGAGATGCTTACCAGATTCTAAAGAATGCACACTTGTATCGCGGTGTTCTTGAGAAGATTCCAGGGTATGATCTATATGCAAGAATGAGTTACACAGAAACAATTGTCCTGACTCCTGCACCGAATGGGGTTATTAAGCATTTCACTGGCACACTAAACCATGTTCCTTCTACTGACAATATTACAGCCCAAGCAGCTACTGATGCCGGTGCAACTACAGTCGAAACATTTACTTACTTCTCAGATACTCCACCTACTACATTGAATCTGAAAAGTGTTGGCGCTGGTGTGGGAACAATTGATATCGTTACAAAAGCTGTCGTACTTGATTTTAATGTAGCTCCTGCGATCGTTCCTGGTGGGTTTAATGCAGTTATCCTCACCTATGACTACCTAAGTCCAGCTCTTGACATCATGGGAATTAAACCCTACTACTTCGCTAATGGTGGGCAAGACATTCTGGTATTTAACACACGAAGAGTTGGACGAGTTGTTACCCTGACAGGAATTATTGCTCTGGCTGCCCTTGCTGATAATGGTATAGAAGAAATACCTCACGAGATACACACACAAGCTTACGCGGTAACTCCTGCTTTCAATGGTGGCGCTGTTACATTCACTGGTACTTTCGGAACTGCTGTTGTACCTGGCTCTGTTAATATGGTTTTGTATAGCAATGTTCCGGCTGTAAAAACAACAATCACAGACAATGGAATAGGACTTTTGACTGGCGTGGGGACTCCTACTGCTACAGGATTTATTAATTACGGTACAGGCGCATGGACAATAACCTTCAATGCTGCTCCTGCTGCTACCGATACTCTGAATATAAGTTCTTGCGTCTACGGAGATGTTTTCACTGGCGACTATACCAACTTCTTCAGTGTGGCTAACTATCAGTTCAAAGCTTTCATAACTAACAACGTGGATCCTATTCGCTACTATGATGGTATGTGCCTCAAATACTTAAATACTAACCTCTCGCTATTCACTGCCGGCGGTGTTTCTAGAATCAATGACTTCAACTATGACATATCAAAAGCACTTCATGTAGCTATTAATGACAACCGATTACTTCTTCTTAATGTCACTGTTTTAGGTATACCGCAGCCGAACTTTATCTATTGGTCAGTGCAATTCAATCCTCTCGACTTTACTAATGACAATCTTGGTGGTTTTTTACCTGCTCCAACTTCTGAATCAATTCGACTGTTTTTCTTTATCAATACCGACATGATTATAAGGTTTTCAAACAGCGAGCGAGTCTTTCGTATTACCAATGATCCGTTCAGTCCTTTCCGATGGGATTCTACTAACAACATCTGGCGCTGTGATGCTCGGTACTCTGCTATAAACTATGATTCCTACGGGACATCGGTTGGCAAGCCGGCAATTGTAGCTTCAGATGGAGTTAATGTTCAGAGAGCCGATGAGATTATTCCTGACTTCACACTTGACAACAGAGCTTTACTAGAAGGTCCGGTTATCTCAATAGACCAAACAAGCATAGGACAGTGTTACGGAGAAAGGTTCGATGACTTCAAAGAAGGTTGGTTGTGTTTCAAGCAGTTTGATTCAACTACAGCTTCTGTTGCGCAGAGATCGGATAATATTCTTGCCTTCAACTATATAGACAACACCTACGCAGTATATACATTTCCTTTCAACTGTCTTGGTTTCGGTTCAGTAACTTCTATAGATGTCTGGGGGAACAACTTCGATTTATGGGGAGATGCTGATTACTCATGGGGAAGTTTCTGGGAATCTAAAGATGCATTGATAGATCTCGCAGGTGACAGAAACGGAGTAGTATACACCTTAGGTAACACTAATACACGCACACTACCGGATGGAACGAGAGCACCTGTATTATTCGATGTTATCTCCAAGAACTTCAATCCATTCATTGAGGCCGGTGAACTGTGCAGGTTTGGCTTCCTCGATATCTTTGTCAGTGCAAATAACACCTCAAAGCTCCGCGTACAGTTCTTCCGTGATGATACTATGTACCAACTTGCTGATGGAACTCCTGCCGGTGCTTATCAAGAGACCATGCTTACCTTCATCACAACAGATTCCATGAGTCCTAATACACCTCAATCGAAGGTTTGGAAGAGAATTTACGTAGGTGCAGTGGCTAAAGAACACACCATTCGTTTCTTTCAAGCAGCAGAAGACTTCGCAGGAGACATGAACCAACCGATCAGAATCCATGCAATTGTACCGTATATGAAGCCAGCCGGAAGGATATTTAACTAATGAAATTACAACCGAACTTTAGCTGGCAGAAGTACGAAGGTGAACCGGAAGACCAGAAGCAGCAATTCCAACACCAACTCCAAGCGCAGCATATACAGGTAGCTAATTCAGTGAATGCAACTATTGATGATGAAAGCTTTTGGTTAAGAGAGAGACAGACAAGTTTCAGGTGGATTGACAGCAGACCGGTTTGGACAAAAACTTTAACAGGAATTATAGCTGCACCAGGCCCGACTATCTTGCCACATGGAATTGTAGGAATAAGAAGAGTGATTAGTTTCACAGGAATAATACAAGACGCTGAACCTATGGCAGTAGTCGGATTTTCATTGCCGTTTCTTGATTTAATAACTCCGGTAAATAGTGTTGAGTTTTATTTTAATCCAACACAGGTAGTTATAAACGCAACTAGTGCTGCATGGAATGGTTATATAGTAAGCATAACGATTGAATATACGAAATAGAGAGGAACTATGCCTAAAGGGTTTTTAACAGGAACGAAAGGAAAGATTAAAAGTGTTTCTACTCAGACGCCAGAGCAAGAAGAGTTATTGAAGCTGATTAAGGAAGGTATAACAAGCGGTGAAGGTCCATTGAAAGACATCTTTGGAACATTCGACCCTGCTGCATTTGAAGCCGGAGTATCTAAACCTGCACTGAAACAATTCCAAGAAGAGATACTACCTGCGATACTTCAGAAGTACAGCGGAGGTGGCCAGGCTGGTGGGTCAGGAATGCAAAGAGCACTTGGTAAAGCAGGAACAGACTTGCAATCGAAGCTGGCAGAGTTGATGTATGGTGCACAACAACAGCAGAAACAACAGAAGCTAGCAGGTATTAATACAGCCCTGGGAACCAAAGCAACAGAGAATATATACAAGCCAGGAACAGAAGGTGCGGCACAGGGCTTCATTAAAGGTCTTGGTGAAGGTGCAGGAAAAGCAGCAATAAACGCAATACCAATACCGGGGTAAACAATGGTAACAATTCTTCCTAAAGAAAACGACTGGTCTGATGCATTTCAATCAATTGGTAAAGGTGTTTCGCAAGGACTTGAAAAAGTACACGAAGGAAACCAACAAAGAGCAGACGAAATGGCATTACAGAAGGCTATCATGGATCTTGGTGAAAACCCTCCTGCTGATAAACTATTAAATGCAATTCTTAGTACTAAGACACATAATAACAAAGCTAAACAGGATTTTTTTGGTAATGCCTTGCAAGTTGAAAATTTCAAAGAAATGCAAAGACATGCAAAGAAAACCGAAGAAATATCAGGATTAAAAAACACGCAAGCTAAAGCAAAAGAAGATGCCAAAAAGTTAGATGATAAAAACAATTCCCTTACTCTTTTAGATGCAGCAAAAATACCTCATGAAGAAAAGAAAGTCTTACGTGAAAAGATTGAAAATGGTGAAGCAAGTTATGATGCGATTAAAGAAGTATTAAAACCAAATAAAGAAGATATAAAAAACAAAGAAGAGGTTAAAGCAAAGAACCAAACTCAAAAGGTGTTTAATCGTCTTGTAGACTTGATTCCTTCGGTAGGTATATCTGGTACTTTAACAAGCAAACTCGGTGGAGAAACAGCCAAAGCATATTCAGAATTTACATCACTAACTGGCGGTCTTGAATCCTTCCTGGTTGAAATGGTTAACAAAGGTACTTTATCTAACGTTCGATTCAAATACATCACAGAGACACTTTTACCGAAACCTAACGATTCTCAAAATGATATCAAAGGTAAGATGGAAGGTTTGGCAACGATTCTTGATTTAGATCCTTCGGCATTGCAAGGAGAAAAAGGTGCAGAGAAAACACAGTCTGCGAAAGGTGAAAACAAACGACCTCCACTAACTTCTTTTGAGAGAAAATAATGGAAGAACCTAAATTTGACTATGAAGGTGCTGTACAAGCTGGCTACTCAGACGAAGAGATTCTAGACCATCTTGTTTCTTCTCACCCTGACTTTGATGTTAATAGTGCATTTAAATCTGGCTACACCTCTAAAGAAATCAACGAGCATCTATCTTCAATGCAGAAACCGGAAAAGAAAGAGGAGCGCGGTGCAGTTGAATCAGCTCTTCGTGTTGCTGGACAGTATGGTTTAGGAGCTATCGAAGGTTCAGCGCCGGGCTTTGCATATGACGTGGCAGTAGCTCCATTATCAAGTAAAGAAGCTCAAACAGTTAACTATAGAGAGAACCTGTTCCAAGATATAGAGAGACTTCAGGAACAAAAACAAACAGGTGTATGGGACGAGAAGGATCAGGAACTATACGATAACCTAATTGAGCAAGCAAAGGATACTAGCAAGTCGGAACCTTTCATAAACACCGCAGATTTAAGCATTAGAGGCCTCGCAGAGAAGGCAACAGGGATAGACCTACATCCGGAAGGGGTCGCAGAAAAAGCAGCTAATTGGGCAGGTTTTATTAAAGATCCCAAAAAACTATTCGAACTTGGAAAAACTGGTTTACATGCGAAAGATGTTATAAAGGCAATTGCACCTACAGGCAGAGAAGTATTGCGAGGACTAGGAGCTGGTATAGCATTGGACCAAGCAGAGAATGGAGGTTTCGGTCCTATAGGTACAATGGCTGCTGCGGTACTTGGCGATGTTTCTGGTAACTTAGGTGCTTCGGCTGTTAAAGGTGCAAAGAGAATCATTACCGAACCCAGAAAAGTCCTTGCTGAAGTCGCTGCTAAATTTACACCTAAAGATAAACTTGCACTTCAAAAAGATATCATCAAAGACTTTCGAGATTCTGACATACAAGCTGATATAGGAACATTAACAAACAGCGATCTAGTTAAATGGATTCAATCTCGTCTTGCGCAATCTGGACTTACTGGTTCGGCGCTGGATGATCTTAAAAAAACATTAACTGCACAAATTAAAGAAGAATACCACAGTCTTGCAGAATCAGTAGGAGAAGCTCGGTTTGCCACTGCACATGAAGCTGGTGAAGTAACAAAGACTTACCTGAAAGATATTAGAGATACCGACCTAAAAGAAGTAAGAGGTTTTTATAAAGCAGCAGAAGATTCACTTAAAGAAGGTGCATCTGTTGATAGTAAAAAATTAGCTAGCGAGATTGAGAGAGTAGAAAAAGCATTGAAGCCTGGGAACTTGAAATCAGGTGAACAAAGCGCAGTTCTTGAGACATTAGGAAAAGTTAAAAGAGATATTTACGACTCTAATGGTAACTTACTCTATGGAAAAGTTAAAGACCTAATGAATACCAAGACAGCCTTGAATGATATTATTAACTACGAAGTGCAGGGCGGTGCGAAACAATTACTTAAAGGCATCGTTGGTGAGGTAGATAGAGCTATCATTTCACACGGCAAAGACAATCCTAAATTCGCAAAAAACTATGTAAAAGCAAACCAAAGATTTTCAAAGCATGCAAAGGAATTTAGAAACAAAAGAATAGCTCAACTTCTTAATGACAATGATCCTGCTCAATTACTTAACCGAATGAATAGTGTCCAAGGAATTCGAGATCTAGAGAATGTATTACAAAAGTCTGGTATCGGCCAATCGGTCATGGATAGTCTTAAGAGATTTAAATTAGATAAAATGATCGGCGACAACCTCGTAGATAGTACAACTCAGCAAGTAAAACTAGGAACATTTTCGAAGCTATTAGAGAAAGGGAAAAATAGAGACTTAGCAAAAGAGTTACTACCTAAGCAAGCACTTAAGAGATTAGAAAGGTTACAAAAGAATTCAGGTCGTCTTGCAGAGACAGCTAACAAGTTTTTTAATTCATCAAAAACAGGTAGCACAGTAGAAGACGTAGCTACAATTGTAAAAGTTCTAACAGATATCGGTAATGTACTTTCTGGTAATCCTTGGCCGTTAATTCGAACTACAGCAGGGATATCAGGCGCGCGGTATTTAACTAAACTAATGGGAGATCCCTCGTTCTTGCGCATGGTAGAAGATATGATTTTAGCTGCTGAAAAGAATGACGCTGGATTAATGGCTAAGATAGGAAAAGAGATGATAAAGCCCATACAGGCAGCGCTATCAGAACAAAATAAAAAACAGATCTCGAATGAAAGCCAAGAAAGAAAAAATAAAAAAGAACAATTGTTAAAATAGTATCTTGCATTTGAGTTAAGTGTAAGTACATAAATAATCTCCAAATTAGAAACTAACTATAACAAAACAAGAATACAACTGCAACTAAAAAAATTTTGCTCAAAATGTAAAGAAATTATTTTAAAAGGAGGCGTCTATGGGTTTATTCACCAATCCACTAGGTCATGCCGGATACCCACCAAGAGTAACCGGAACACCTGAAACACAACCATCGGAAGTTCAAGCAGCTACTCTCGCTGAAGCTAATGCAGGTGTTATCAATTATAAATACATCTCACCAGCAACTCAAGCGGCGGCTGTAGCTTTAGATTTTGCCAGCCCACCAGCCTTAGGTTTTGGTAGCACTACACCTCGGCCGGTCCATGCAACAACTTTGGATTCCACAGGGACCACAAGTTTATCAACTACTGCCGGCGGTGTGACTAACATTGGTACTACTACAGGAACTATTGGTTTCTTCGGAACAGCAGCCTCAGTGAAACCAACAAGCACGACAGACTTAAGAGCGGCTTTAATTAACCTTGGTCTTTATACAACTGGTGGTGCTACTCCTCTTGACTTGAATGGCGGTGCTCTAACAGCAGCAACAGTTTCTGCAACAACAACCGTAACTGCTGGCACTGGAATTACAGCCACCACAGGCAATATCACTGCATCAACTGGTAACTTGGTTTCAACTTTAGGTTCGGTATCAGCCGCTACTACAGTTACAGCCGGAACAGGTATCACAGCCACTACAGGTAATATCGTAGCTAGCACAGGTAATATAACATCCACATTGGGTTCGGTTTCTGCGGCAACTATAGTAACAGCAGGGACTAATTTAGTGACAACTAACGGCAATCTCGTTTTGGGAACTTCTGGTAACAAGTTAGTTATCCCTGCCGTAACACCCGCAAGTGACTCAGTCGGTATTTCTGCTGCATTGGATGGTGCTTCTCCTTCGCAATTGGTTGTAGCTACTACTGCTGTTACTGCGGCGTCTATCATTCAATTAACATGTAATACTGCCGGAGGAACTCAAGGGTTTCTGTCGATAGGAACTATTGTACCAGGTGTTAGCTTCCAGATTAAGTCAAGCGCAAACGGCGACACAAGCACTGTTAACTATACCATCATAAACTAGGGGGTAGTTATGGCTATTGTAAACATGGATGCACTTCGGAGCAAGGCTTTCGCATCTATTACAGGTTCCTACACAACTTTAGGGACTGCTCTTACTGCTAATTGGCGTGTATTCAAAATAACAAATAATACCAATGGAGACATGTTAATTAGTTTGGATGGAACTACTGATAATTTATTTATTCCTCAAAGTAGTTTCACTCTTTACGATCTATCGACCAATGCTGCCAATGTTCAAGACTCGGATGGCTTTGTCATGAAGATAGGTTCGCAGTTCTATGTCAAGTATAGCACAGCACCAACAGGACCGGTCGGGGGAGCAGTGTATGTCGAAGGTCTCTTTACTACAGGAGTTTAATTATGAGTCAAGCTGGAGCAATAGTAGAAAGAGGCACTGCTGCGGGGTTTCTGGTCAGTCTAACAGGTAATTCTGGTGGAACTGTCTTTGGTGATGGTGCAGGAAATATCAATATCATAGGCACCGGAGCCGTAAGTGTCACCGATAATCCTGGCACACATACGATGACCATTAGTGTTTCTGATACTGGATTGACATGGAATGTAGTCACTAGCGGTACAAATCCAAACAGTTTAGTTGCATCTAATGGTTACATTCCTAAAGGCGCAGGTGTAGTGCAATTCCTTCTTCCTGCTGCTGCTGTGATTGGCGACACTTTCAAGATAGCCGGCTATGGGAATCTCTGGACATTGGGACAAAACGCACTTCAGTCAGTGACACTTGGAAGTCAAACTACTTCTGTGGGTGTTTTAGGAAGTATTACAGCAACGCAAGTCAGAGATAGTATTGAATTGATATGTGTCACGGCTAATACGGAATTTCAAATATTAAATAGCGTAGGTAACTTAACATTCGCATAGAGGAAAACAATTATGGCAACAGCAAATAGTATTAATGCAAACAGTGCAGGTTTAGCCGCTTATGATGCAGCAGGAACTTGGGCAGGTAGAACAATCACAGCCGGTAATGCAGGTGTAACAATCACTAACGGTTCTGGCGTCGCAGGTAACCCAACAATCTCAGTAGCAGGTTCCGGTTTTCCTTGGACTGATATCACAGGTGCAACTCAAGCACTAGCGATTAACAATGGTTACGTAACAGATCGAGGTGCAGGGGTCACATATACATTGCCTGCTACAGCAACAGAAGGAGATATGATCTGGATTGCTGGTAAATTAGGTCTATGGATAGTCGCACAAAACGCATTACAACAGATCTTGATTGGCAGTGCTTCTTCAACAATTGGTATTACAGGTTCTATTACAGCTACGAATGTCGGTGATTGCATGCTTCTTCTTTGTACTACTACAGGCACTAGCACAGTCTGGAGAGCAGTTAATCTTGTAGGCAACTTAACAATCGCATAAGGAGAAACAATGGCGCAAGTAATCAGTACAAATACATTCGGCTGTGCAAAGTGGATTGTTTCTTCAGATGCAACTCAAGGCACGCACACAACTATCGCTGGAGCATTAACAAGTGCTTCTAGCGGTGACACGATTTTCATAAGACCAGGTACATATACAGAGAACCTAACACTTAAGGCAGGGGTAAACCTCTCAGCTTTTGTTGGTGATGCTAATACGCCTAATGTAACGATAGTTGGTACATGCACAATGACTACGGCAGGGACTGTCTCTATCACTGGTGTACGCCTTCAGACAAACAGCGCTGCATTACTTGCTGTGACTGGATCGGCAGCTTCTAACGTGTTCTTATCGAATTGCTACCTCAATTGCTCAAACAATAGCGGTATTACGTATTCAAGTTCATCTGCAAGCTCAAGTATCTCTCTTTTGTATTGCATCGGAAACCTTGGAACGACTGGCATTAACTACTTTGCTCACTCTAGTGCAGGGGTAATGAATATCCTATATTGTAACTTTGTCAATTCGGGTGCTTCTACTACAGTTAATACACAATCTGCGGGAACACTTAATATCGGTTACACAGGTTTTTCATCTCCAATTACTACTTCTGGATCGGCTTCTTTAACCTGGGACTATATGTCAATGGATCTGTCTGGGTTTAACGCAACCGCAGCAACTCTTGGGGGAAATGGAGTACACAACATAAGATATTCTAGATTTATGTCTGGTAATGTCGCAGCAGTTTCTGTAGGTAACGCAACCACATTGATGGAATCTTGTACGGTAAGCTCTAGCAACACAAATGCGGTGACTGGCGCTGGCACTATTACGTATTCTGGTATGATATTCGAAGGAACATCTACCACTATTAATACAACCACTCAAACAAATTGTGGAACTATGCAGGGATCTAAAAACACAGCTCCGGCAGCAGGATTTTTAGGGGAACAAATCAGGTCGGCTGTTGCAAGTGGATCTGCGGTAAACGTGCCCAATAACACAGGAATTAACATAACAAGCATTAATTTAACCGCTGGTATTTGGGACATTACTGGAGTTGTTCAATTTGTAGCTGCTGCAGGAACTGTTTGTACTAACTATTCGTATAGCATAAATTCTGTTAGTGCTACATTAGGTACAGCAGGAGATAATTTCTTAAGTCTCATATCTGCAGGGGGATTAACTAGTTATAGCCCATCTTTTTCCTTACCAGCATTTAGAGTAACCTTGAGCGCAACAACAACTTATTATTTAGTAGTAGCAGCTACCATTGCAACTAGTACGATGTCAGCTTATGGAAGGATTTCAGCAACAAGAGTGGGTTAATCTTTAATATTTTTAAGTACATCCATATATGCCGTCTTTAATCCAACTAGATACCCACATTGGCTTCCGTATTGGTCCAGTGTGTGGTCATCTAACTGGTCTTCGAGATTGTAGATCTGTTCTTGTAAATACTCCTCAAGCTCAAAGTATGTCATAGTAGCCGAGGCTGAATTACTAAGTGTTAAAAAACAGAAGATTCCAGTA